GCTGGCGCCATGCCCGGACGGCCGGCCAGCTCGCGGCCGGGGCCGGGGCCGGGGCCGGGGCCGGGGCCGAGCTGCTGCCGGCCGCCAGCTCGTCGGCCATTGGGTCAATTGGGTCGAGCTGCCGGCCATGACCCAAACGACCCAAACCGCCAGCTCTGGATTTTTGCAGAGCTGGGGGCCGGGGCCCGGTTTCGAGCCCCAAACCGCCAGCTCTGGCGCCGATCGTCGGCGCGGCCCATTGGGTCAATTAGGTCATTAGGTCATCAAGTTTCAATCGCTGGCGACTGACATGCTCGTTTACCCTACTGTTCTTCTATACAGTACTTTTAGGTTTTGATTTTGCTCTAGCTAAAAACATGACCGAAACGACCCAAACCCTCGACTTTCCCCAGCTCTGGCGCGGGTTTACGTTTGGGTCATGGGGGCGCCAAACCATGACCGAACCATGACCCAAACGACCCGACAATCTGACCCAAACGAGCGCGCGAGCTGGCCGCGCTGGCGGCCGCGCTGCGCGAGCTGCTGCCGGCGAGCTGTTCACCAGCTCCGGCGGCCCCATGACCCAAACGACCCAAACGACCCAACGCCAAACGATAATAACCCTTCGGCATTGTCGGGAATGTAAAAGAATTCTTGACAAGGTCGGCCGGTTCGCTGACACTGACCCCGCCGCGCGATCGTGCGCGACGCAACAAACCGAAGGGGCAACAAACCATGACTCAAGCGACCACCATCATCAGCGGTTACCTTGTCGAGCTGGATACGACCGGCGAGACGACCGAGTGCTTCGTCGATTTCAACGACCGGGGCACGCACTATTCGGCGTCGCTGGCCGCGCTCGACGCGACCGGCGAGCTGGAAGACCGCAGCGGCCGACCGCGTCGCGTGCCGGCGTCGACGATCGAGCGCATCACGAGCTGGGCCGTCGAGCGCGGCTACTGATCAACCCGCCCCGGCCAGCTCGGCCGGGGCAGCTCAACCCAAACCGGAGAATCGAACCATGACCAAATCACAATCCCGCGACGTTAAGACAATCCGCATTCACGCGGCCATCGGCAACACCACGGCGGCCGCGCTCGGCCTGTCAGCTCTGATCCGCGCTGCGCTGCGCGCCGGCGATCGCGCCGAGCTGCTGGCCGTCGCGGCCGAGCTGGGGCTCGTCGGCCATCCCGACTTCGTCATCTGACGCCGGCCTAATGCGGCCGCGCTGGCCGCATTGGGACGTCGTCCGGCGTCGATTGTTCAATTCACTACTCTGGAGTTCACTATGTCCACACTCATGCAAGCATCCAAACAATGGGCCACTCGTCCCGAGGAAGAGCGCTTCACGTCGCTGACGGCGATGGCCGCGAAGTTTCACGCCGAGCGCGCTATCAGCCGCGCGGCCGTCGTCAGCTCGCGCCAGCTCCGGGCCGTGCCCGACGGCGCGGCCGGCCTGATGATCGAAGGGCCGAGCGGTTACGGTTTCGCGCCGACCAATTGGGCGATGGGGCAAGCCGCGCAGCTCGTCGGCGCGCCGGCCGCGTACCTTCGCACGCTGCCGGCGCCGGTCGCGGCCGACTGCCTGAACTACGGGTTTCACGTCGAGCGCGACGCAATGGACGTCGGCGTACTGCTGACCAAAAACGGCGACGCGACGCTGCGCGCCATGACCGGGCCGCGATATGGCCGCATCTGGAATGGCGACGTCGTCGACGCGCTCGTCGACCGGTTCGGCGACGGCGTGACCGGCGACTTCCGCGTGCCGGGCATGTTCGGCGAGGCGCTCGACGTCGTCACGTCGGCCAATACGACCCTCTACGCTGGCGACCGCGATATGTTCGTTTTCTTGGCCGACGAGACAAACCGCATCGAGCTGCCCGGCCGCCGAGACGGCCAAACCGGCACGCTGGCGCGCGGGTTTTTCGTCAGTAACTCCGAAGTCGGCGCCGGCACGCTGCGCGTGAAAACCTTCCTCTTCGACTATGTCTGCGCTAATCGCATCGTTTGGGGCGCGCATGAGCTGGAAGAAATCGCTATCCGTCACACGGCCAGCGCGCCCGATCGGTTTGTCGAGGAAGTCGCGCCGGCGCTGCTGGCCTATTCGCAAGCCAGCGCCGGTTCGGTCGAGCGCGTGCTAGTCGGCGCGCAGCGATCGAAGGTCGACAAGGTCGAGGATTTTCTGGCGAAGCGCTTCGGGCCGAAGGTCGGCCAGCGCGTCGCGGCCGCACATATGGCCGACGAGGGCCGCCCGATCGAGTCGCTGTGGGACGTCGTCACCGGCGCGACCGCGTACGCGCGTTCGATCCCGTGGACGGCCGAGCGGGTCGAATTCGAAACGACGGCCGGCGATCTGCTCGACCTCGTCGAGGTGGCCTAAATCAACCCGGCCCGGCCAGCTCGGCCGGGCCATAACCGAAGGGGCAAACCATGAAAATGCAACAAATTGCCGTCGCCGTGTTCAACGACCGCGCGACCGAAACCGCGCGCGCTGCCGCGCTGGCCGACTTCGTCGAGCGCGGCCATTGGGACGCGGCCGTGCAGCGCCTGCTGCCGGCCGTGTTCGCCGAGCTGAAGAAACCGATTTACGCCGGCGTCGAGTTCGACGCGACCGCGTGGACGGCGGCCGCCGAGCTGCTGGAGCTGGAAATCGCGCAAGCCACGGCCGCGCGCGAGCTGGAAGGGGGCCGGGCATGAGTCAGTCGATCCTTGTCGACGTCCGCGACGTTTACGGCCGCGAGACGATCTACCCGGCGTGCCCGACGGCCGAGCTGCTGGCGCAGCTCGCCGGCACGCGCACGCTGACCCGGGCCGCGCTGGCGACTATTCGCGCGCTGGGCTATTCCGTGGCCGTCCGGCCGCACGCCGGTTTCGACGCGCCGGCCGCCGGCCGCGTGGCCGCCGAGCTGGAAGGGGCCCGGCCATGACCTACCGCGTGCACCTATCCCCGAAATCGGCCAACGTGAAAACCGGGCCGATTCCCGTCTCGACGACCGAGCGCGCGACGTGCCCGGCCGACTGCGCCATGCGCGCTGAGTGCTACGCGGCCGCCGGGCCGCTCGCGCTGCATTGGTCGGCCGTCTCGGCCGGCCAGCGCGGCCAGCTCTGGCCCGACTTCGTCGCGGCCGTGGCCGCGCTGCCGGCCGGCCAGCTCTGGCGCCACAATCAAGCCGGCGACCTACCCGGCGACGGCCAAACCGTCGACCCGGTCGCGCTCGGCCAGCTCGTCGCGGCCAACGTCGGCCGGCGCGGGTTCACCTACTCGCACTATCGCGACGCCGAGTCGCTGCGCTGGATCGGCCACGCTAACCGCTGGGGGTTCACTGTGAACCTATCCGCGAACGACCTAGTCGACGCCGACGAGCTGGCGGCCACTGGCGCCGGCCCGGTCGTCGTCGTGCTACCGTCGACCCAAACGACCAACACGGCCACGCCGGCCGGCCGCCCGGTCGTCATCTGCCCGGCCACGCAGCGCGACGGCGTGAGCTGCGCGACGTGCCAGCTCTGCCAGCGCCAGCGCTCGACGATCGTCGGGTTTCCAGCGCATGGCACGCGCCGGCGCGTTATCGATATCCGTCTCGACGACCGTCGGGGCTCAATTCACTAAAGGGGCAAACCATGAGAAACCTATTTCACCGTCGCGGCCACAATGGCCGCCTGACCCTGTCGACGATCCCGACGAGCCGGCTTGAGCGCTGGCGCGCCGACTTCGACGACGGCCGGGGGCCGCTGTTTTATGCGGCCGTCGCGCTCGGCGCTGTCGGGTGTTATGTGCTGCTCTGGCTCGCGCTGGCGCTCGGATAATGGGGGCGCGTATGCTGATCATCATTGCCGGCGCGCTGCTCGCGCTGCTGCTGGCCGAGCTGCTAGACTTATAACGCGCGGCCTCTAGGCGCGCAGTTGCCCCGGCCGTCTCCCGGCCCTTCGACCCCGGCCCCGTGCCGGGGTTTTTTTATGCCCCGGCCGGGCCGCCACGCGGCCGCCAGCGCGCCGGCGAGCTGCTGCCCGGGCCACGGCCCCGGCCGAGCTGCTGCGCGGCCCTGAGCGGCCGCCACGGCCCCGGCGCGCGGCCGTCGAGCTGGCCGCCGGCCGTCGAGCTGGCCGAGCTGGCCGCCGGCCGTCGAGCTGGCCGCCGACGGCGCGCGGCCGCCGGCCGGCCGAAGTGAGCGCACACTGACGGCCGACGAAGTGAGCGCCCACTGACCGGCCGCCGGCCCGGCCCCGGGTGACGCGGGGGGCGCCACGCATGGATTCTTGCAGGGCAACGCTCCCGTTTTTTGCAGGGCGACGCTCCCGTTTTTCCACAGGGCGACGCTCCCGTTTTTCCACAGGGCGACGCTCCCGTTTTTCCACAGGGCGACGCTCCCGTTTTTCTATTTCACGAGCGCCATGCGCGGCATCGGCGACTCTTCCACCAGCCGGCGCATTTCCGACTTGGACACCTTCCCGATCATGTCTGGCGCGCAGAAGATGTTCTTCTTCGACGTCAACTCGCCCGACGCGATCCGGCCCATGTCCACCCAGCCGGCCTCCTTGAGCGCGTGCAGCAGCGCGGCCTGCGGCACCTTGACGCCCGACGGCGCAGCGCCAGCCAGACGGTCGCACAGCGCATGGAACGGCGAGCCGACCACGCCCTTGGCGAACTCACCCTTGCGCTCGCGCATCAGGTCGACCAGATAGCTCTCGGCCATCGACATGCCATGCTCGACGAGGTTGGCCTTGAACTCAGTCCACGCTGGCGCAGCCGACGGATTGAACGCTGCTACGTCACGGGCGTGCAACCAGCCGGCCACGGCCTCAAAGCCGCCGCCCTTGTACCAGTTCCACAGCGCCTGCGCCTTCTCCGCGTCCATGCGCGGCGCTGCCGACCACACACAGAACCAGCGCCGATCCTGACTGTCGATCGAGATCGGCACAGGGTCGTTGGAGAACGCCAACACGAACATGCGGTTCACCATGTCGTATGGGTGTAAACCCTTACGGTTCACAGACAACATCTCCGGCGGCGCCGCAATGATGGGCTTGAGTTTGTTCGCCAGCGCACGCCGCGCGGACGCCTCGGGCTCCTTCAGCTCGTTGAGAATCAGAATCTCCGACTCCAGCGCGTAGCCCCACTGGTTGTTCAGCGTGTCGTTGTCCAGCAGGCCCCGGTTCTTCATGCCCGGGCCGCAGACGGCCCAGATAAACGGCGCCCACAGGGTGTCCTTGCCGCAGCCCTGATCGCCGCCGTGCAGCACGGCGTGGTTGATCTTGACCTCGGGGTGCTGCACCTTGTAGGCCATGACGTTGAACAGATGCTCGCGCTCGGCCAGCTCGGGCACCAGCATCGCGCAATGCTCCAGCCACGGCGTGACGTCGGCCATGCCTGACTTGTCCACCTCGGGCCGGGCGTCGCGCCAGCGGTTGCCGTAGACGTCGCCGTCACGCGCCACCAGAACCGACTCGCCGGCGGCGTAGGTGATGCCGACCAAGGTGCGGGCGCCGCTGGCCTGCCGGTTCTCGTCAAAGCAGGTAGATGCTTCGATCTTGCGGCCGTTGTGGATGCTGCGGCAGGAGATGTGCCGGAACAGGGCGTCGAACGAGCTGCGCGCGATCTCGCGCCTGTCCTGCATGTCGAAGTAGGCGTTGTCTGACATGACGTAGGCGAAACGCTCATACCAGCCGGCCTTCTCGACGCGGCCCAGCTCCTTGCGCTCAACTTCTTCGATGACCTTGACCGCGTCGTCCGAGAAAAAATCGTTGGGCTCCAGCTTCTCCAGCGTGGCCTGCATCGTGCTGGCGATCAGATCGTCGCGGAAACCCGGGTCGTGCTTCGGGCCGCCGTTGTCGGCCACCCATTGCAGGAAGGTCTTGGTGTCGAAGTCGATGCAGTGGCTGTGCAGGCAGCAATAGGCCCGCGTGGCCGGCAGGTAGCGCCCCTCGGGGTTGCCGTCGGTATGCTCCTTGCCGTTGGGGCAGATGACGCCGGCCCAGCCCTCGGCGTTGGGTTTGGACAGCACCAACCCGTTGTCGGCCAGCCACTTGAACACGTCGTCGTTGCCGGTGTCGGCCACGCGGATGGGCTTGTAGCTGGCGCTGTCGGCCTCGGCCGGCGCCACGCCCAGAGCAGCGCAGATTTCCGGCAGCGTGAACTCGCGTTGCGGGTTGAACTCCACGAGCTGCGCGGCGAAGTTATTCCGACCCGGCTTCAAATTTATACTGCCCGGCAGTCGGAAATTTCTCACAGGGTTGAGCGCGCCCGGGTCGGTGTAGCCGGCGTCGGCGATGGCCTTGATAGCCGCCGCGAACTCACCCTTGGTCGGCTGGTCGTCGCTGAAGGCGTAGCCCCACTGGAACGACCCCGGCGACGTCTCCATCTTCCACGTCGGCTCCAGCGGTGGCGCCTTGCTCTTGGTTCCGATATCATCCAGCACCAGCGCGAGACAGTACTCACAATTTGCTGCTGATGCGCTTGTCTTTCCGTCTTGGAATCGGTCGATGATGAAGGACGCGGTATTGCCGTACCACGCCTGATCCTCTTTGACCCGTTTGATGTCCGGCAGGTACGCCGGCCATGTGCACTTGATCGCACCGTCTGGGTGAAACTGCATCTCGCCATCCTTGAGCTGCGGTTTCTGCCTGACGATCAGCGCCGTCTCTCCCTCGGGCGCCAGTGATTGCAAGAACTCCAGAAATTTCAAAGTTGCCTGTTTTGTTGTCATCGTCTACTTCCCGTATCGTTTCATCACATTGACTTCGGCCTCCAAGGGCAGGCCGGTTGCCCATTTTGGCGGGGCGCACATCACCTCATGCAGCGTCTGCACCGCTGCGTCTGAGGTTGACTCGGGCACCTCCAGCACGATCTCGTCATGCACATGCAGCACGACGTTACCGTCGAGCTGGCGCAGTGAATGGCGCAGCACATCGTTGGCCGCAGCCTGCGTGATATTCTCGCAAGCCAGACCCTTCCACAGCCGCGCTCGCGGCCACTCCTTGGCGTCGGCTGCGGGCTTCCACGACGCCTTGGCATAGGATACCCCGTCGGCTTCCAGCCGGGCATAGGGGTAACACAAGACACGGCCCGAGGGCAGCGCGTACCACAGGTGCTGGCCGTCGTACATGTAGACGACCCGGCCGGCGTGGAACTCGTGCCCCTTGTGGCGCATCGCCCGGGTGTAAGCCGACTCCAGCTTCTGCCAATACGTCACGGCCCACGGGTTGGCGCGGCGCCATGCGTCGACCATCCGGCGGGCGTCAGACTCGGGTAAGTGAACGCCGTAGATGCGGCCCATCGCAGCGAAGGCGCCCACGCCGCCGCCGTAGCCGCAGGCCAGCTCCTGCACCTTGCCGATCTGGCGCTGATCCTTGTCGATCTCCTCGACCGGGACGTGGAATGTGCGGCTGGCGTTGTGCTTGTAGACGTCCTCGTTCTTGCGGAACAGGTCGAGCTTGGCCTCGGACGTCGGGTCGGCCGACAGCCACGGGTTCATCCGGGCCTCGATGGCAGACCAATCGGCTACGATCAGCACATGCCCCGGCGCCGGCACAAGCGCAGGACGAAGCATTCCCTTCAGAACGTCGGTCACTCGCTTTCCGAACTTCGGGACAATGCCATGACCTCTGACCATTGCATGACGTACGTCCTCGGGGGCTGCCGCGACCTTCCGGGTAAAGTTGTGAACCTGAGCGCCGTAGGACGAGGCCCGTCCCGTAGCTGATCCACCCGCAAAAACAAAGGCTCCCCGGACGCGGTGATCTTCTTCGTCTGCGAGAGCAGCAAGGCGGCTGAACTTCGCAACCGACGACGCCCAGAGGTCGTCGGCGCACTGGATGACTTCAGCAACATCCGGCGGGATTTCATCGGGGTTCTCCTCGGCCAGCACCAGCAGGTTGGCGCGGACTGTCTTGTCGATACTGAACTTCTTCTCGCCGTCCTTGTAGACGGTCATCATCTTCTTGGCCTCGTCGCCGACGCGCTCCAGCACCCACTCGCGCATCTTGGGCGAGCGCACGCTGGCGACCTCGCCTTGGGTGACGTCGGCCACGATCTCTTCGATCTCGACCAGCTCCTCGCTGGCGTACTTGACGGCGGCCTTGCACAGGTCGACGTCCACCAGCACGCCACGGTCGTTGATGCGCTCGTTGACGTGATAGTCGAACAGCTCCTCGGCGCTCAAGTCGCGCATGGCCTTGGAGACAGCACGCATGGCGCGCACGTCCTGCTCGCAGTAGGCGATCATCTCGGCCAGCAGCGCGGCGTCCTCGCGGAAGCTGCCGTCGGCCTGCGGCAGCGACAACAGACGGATGAGCTGCGCGCCACGGTAGTCCTTCTTCATGTCGGCCGAGGCGAAGCGACCCACATCCTCAAGGCTGCCCGGCGCGCAGTTGGCGCGCGCCTGCGCGGCGGTGCAGTAGAACTGCTCCAGATCGAAGTCGATCTGAAGGACGTACCAGAAAATGAGGCGCTCAAAGGCAGCGTTGTGGGCCCTGATCTGGCCCGTGTGCTGGCGCACAGACTCGGGGAAAGGCTGGCCCGGCTGCCACGTCACGACCTCATCGTCGTCGAAGGCGTAGGACATGCACAGCACCTCAGTGCTGCCGTCCTGCGCGTAGTTGTAGACGCCGCGAGCCGGCAGGTCGCACCGGCTGCGCGTCTCAAAGTCGACCCACAGGATGCTCACAGGGGCAGCTCCAGTTGGCGCGGGTCGGTAGGGGGCTGGGTGTTCTTGGCGGCCTGCACAACGAGCTGGTGCGCGGCCTGACGAATCTGCATGGCAGTCTTCAGCGCGCCGTCGTCGTCACAGGCGTCGCAGGCCATGCTGTACTCGCGCAGCAGATGGCAAAGGTCTTGGTAGGGATGGGACATGGCTTTCTCCAGAAAGAAAAAGGCCACGGCCTTTCGACCGTGGCCCTCGACTCACTTGGCCTCGTTGGCCGGCACGATCTCAGCAGTTGGAATGCTGGGCTCGGGCGCCGGCTGCGGCGGCATCGACTGAGCAATTGCTTGCTCGCGAATCTTCTCGGCCACACCTGAGAACAGGGCGATGGCCGCGTTGATTTCACTGACGTGTAGGTTGATCAACATGACCCACCTCACGCAGCGCGACGACGACGGCGAGGGGCTTCCTCGGCCGCAGGGGCCTCGGCTGCCTTCTCTTCTTCGACCTTGCCATCCATGCCGACCCACTCCACGACTTCAAACACCGGCGTGAAAATCTTGCCGTAGCTCTTGTGCGTGTAGTGATCCTTCTTGAGGCGCACCACGGGGACGGGTTTGGACTGATCCTTCTCAACCTGTGCTGCGATCGCCAGCGCGAGGGTCTGGACGCTGCGCTTGCCGCCCACCGAGGTGGTCGTATAGCGCGCTTCCATGCCTTCGTCTTCGCCGCTGAGGCACTTCAGCGACATGCCCACTTGCGTCTCCCACCCGCGCTTGGCGTTGGGCGGGGCGGCATCAAGTTCGGGCAGCGGTTGCGACACAGAAACCATCTTCTCGCCAAGCACTTCACCGTCGCCCCAAGCAATGAAGCCGTGGACGAAAGAGAAGGGATTGACGGCCCAAGTCGCGTTGTCTTCGACTTCGGTCTGATCGGCGCCAAAGACCCAGTGGCCGGTCTTGTCCATCTTGAGAAGGACGACGCCGGAGGGGCCGACTTCCTTTTCAAGTGAACGCAGCGCCGTGGAGAGGCTTGCAACTGCGGGGAGGTTTGCTTGACTGAACGTAACGAGATTTGACATGACTGTCTTCCTTACTGGAGTTTAGAAAGGGCCGCAACAAGTTGCGTCCCGACGTTAAGCACGGCGGGCCGGGGATCGCTCTCCGGCGCCAACGTGCTGCCGCTCGACACTGCCACGACAAGGTCGTCGGGCAGCGCCAGCTTGCTCTTTTTCAGCAGCTTTTCCGCAGCCGCTGGTGAAATGATTTCCTGCTTGAACGGATCAACGTCCAGCACGATCAGCGCCTTGGCCGCCTTGTCCTCGTTGACCCACTGGCGCGTGGCGCGCTTCGCTACAAGTTTGTACCCGGGCACGGGCATGTTTTTCTCAAGCCGCTCCTGCGCCAGCTTGCGTGCGTCGGCTATGAACGACTCCAGCTTGTCGGCCAGCTCCAGCGCGGCAGCCAGTTGTTCGGGCGGCAGCGCCTCCAGCTTCATGTGCACGGTGCGGTCGATGGCGCCGGTCATCTGGGGGCAGATGGGTTTGCCGGTGCACCAGCGGCACCAATCGCCAATGGCGAGCGGCGCGTCGGCCTTCTTGGACAGCTTGACGGCCTGTTGCAACTCGGCGATGAACTCGTTCAGACGCTGGAAGGTCGTCACCCAGCGGCGCACATTGAACGGCTGCACGATGACGATCTCGATTTCCTTGGCGCCTTGGAACGCCCACTTGGTGGCGTCGGTCTGGAGCGCAGCAGCGGCGTAGAACAGGCCCTGCGGGTTCTCTTCGGCCTCGACCATGACGCCGTCGCCGAACTTCCAATCGAGGATGATGGCGCGGTCGCCGAGGCGGCCGATCAGGTCGACGTTGCCGAAGACGCCCTCAAGGCCCTTGACACCTTTGAACTCGACCTCGACTTCTTGGTTGAAGATCATCTTCATGTCGGGGTCAATCTGGTCGAGCGCGTCGACGCAGAACTCCACCTTGGCGAGCTGCTCATCGGTGAGGTTGTAGCGCGCCAGCGCATCAGCGTCGTCGTTGTCGGCCAACACGACTTCCATGCACTCGTGCAACAGCGTGCCCTCGGCCGCGTACTTACTCTCCACTTGTGGAGGCATCTTCTGAACCAGCGCCACACTGCCGGGGCAGTTGATGACGCGCTTGGCGGTACTGCCGCCGACGATCTTGCTGTGTTGCATCCTGTACTCCAGTTGACTGATGAGGACTCGATCCTAGCACACAGAAAGGGGTTGTCAAGAACTTTTTGACAGTGCATAATCGCCGCCATGCTTGAAAAAGACATTGAAGCCCACTTCGTCAGGAGCGTGCGCCATCTTGGCGGCGCGGCCTATAAGTTCGTCAGCCCGGCCAATCGAGGCGTGGCCGACCGGGTCGTGTGTCTGCCCGACGGCAGCACATGGTTCGTCGAGCTGAAAGCCCCCAACGGCCGGCTGTCACCTTTGCAACAGGTGTTTCAGTCAGACATGGCGCGGCTGCGCCAGAACTACGTCTGTCTGTGGTCGAAAGAGCAAGTCAACGAATGGATCAAGGAGCGCCAGCGTGAGATCGTATCTGCCTAGACCTTTTCCGCGTTGCGAAGGCCACCCCCGGCGCGAGCAGTGCAAAGACTGCCGCCGCAACGTCAACGTCTACCCCCTTTCTTCTGACAGCGTCTGGCAAGTCTGGATGCACCCGTGGGTCGGCCACGGCGAATGCCCTGACTACGCCGCGCCGTACCCCACCACAACGCCGGCTGTTGCAAACAATAAAGAGGCAGCAGCATGACCGAAAATGAGATTGACAAACTGTCGTGGGACAAGTTTCAGCGGCATCCAGACATTGTTGAGGTCGAGCTGGCGCTGGCGGCCTGCAAAGAAGAGCGCGCCCGCATCATCCGTGAGATTCAGCGCAGCGCCAAGGGTGTCGACGCCGGCGTCAGCAAGCCCGATTTGTGGGCGCTCGCCAAACTGATCGAGGACATGCTGTGAAGCTGCGTGACTACCAAGAGCAGGGCGCCGACTTTCTGTACGAACACGATAGGGCGATGGTGCTGGCGCCTGTGGGGGCCGGCAAGACCGCGCTCACGCTCACGGCCATGCGCGACATGGTGCGCGACGGCATCGTCAAGCGCTGGCTTGTCGTCGCCCCCAAGCGCGTGTGCACCGACGTCTGGCCGGTCGAGGCGCCAAAGTGGGCGCCCGAGCTGTCCGTGGCCGTTTGCGTTGGCACACCCCGCGAACGTCTGGTCGCCTACGCGGCTGACACCAGCGTGATGGTCATCAATTACGACAACCTTCAGTGGCTGTCGGAGCTAAACCTTGAACTCTTTGACGGCGTCGTGTTTGACGAGCTGACCAAGCTGAAGAACCCCAGCGGCGCCCGGTTCAAAGCGCTGCACAAGGTCATCAACGCATTCAAGATTCGTTGGGGCCTGACCGGCTCGTTCACCAGCAACGGGCTGGAGGACGTCTTCGGCCAGTGCAAGATCATCGACCAGAAGCTGCTGGGCCGCAGCAAGGGCGCCTTCCAGCAGGAGTACTTCCTGCTGTCGACCTACGGCGGCTACGACGAGTGGACGCCGCGCCCGGGGGCGCTGGCGCAGGTCATGGAGCGTATCAAGCCGGCCACCTTCGTGCTGGAGCCGGGCGACTACAAGGACAAGCTGCCGCCGCTGCACACGGTCGAGGTGCGCGTCGAGCTGGACGACCGCGAGCCCTACGAGAAGATGAAGAAGGACTTCGTGGTGCAGTTCCCCGACGCGCAGGCCGTGGCCCAGAACGCCGCCGTGGTGACGCAGAAGCTGCAACAGATGTCGTCGGGGTTTGTGTACACGCCCGAGGCGCAGTGGTTCAGCGCCCACAAGTTCGACGCGCTTGAGGATTTACTACAGGAGAACCAACATGCAAACACCATTGTCGTTTATCAGTTCCAAGAAGAACTGGCCGAACTTAGACGACGAATCAAGGGACTCGTTACTTTGGATGATGGAGGCGCTATTGCTCGCTGGAACGCCGGGTTGGTACGAGTTCTGGCCGTGCACCCAAAATCAGCAGGGCATGGGCTTAACCTACAACACGGTGGATGCCACATGGTTTTTCTGTCCCTGCCGTGGAGTCTGGAGCTTTTCGAGCAAACAGTCGGACGGCTCCATCGGTCTGGACAAACGCGCGATGTGTGGGCCTACATCCTGATGACCAACAAGACCGTGGACGAGCGCATCTGGGCGGCGCTGCACGACAAGCGCGCGCTCAGTGACGTAGCGATGGAGGAACTCAAATGATCAAGGATGACGAGCTGATCGAGATGATCCGCAACGCGGCCACAGAGAAGCTGCCGATCGCGGTGATGACGGTCAAGGAGATGCGCCAGTTCGCGCAGAAAGTGGCGATGGAGTGCGCGCTCATCTCAGCCATCCCGGGCATGACGCCCAAAGACATTACTCGCGTGATCAAGGAACGGTATGGACTCGACAAAAATTAAGCTGTGGAAGGCCAAGATCAAGGCATCAAAAGCCGAAGAGCGCCAATGGGCCAAGGTGTACAACCGCGCCGAGCGCGCCATGCTGCGCGTGGGCCGGCAGATCGACGAACTGGAGAAGAAGATTGCAAACGAACTGGCGAAAGCTGAACAAAGAGCTGGCGCTGCTCAGTGAAGAGCAAGTGCTGACGCTGCTCAATGAGGAGCGCGCCGGCCGCCGTCGCCTGTCTATTCTGGAGCGCCTGCACCAGCGCTACACGACCCTGCGCGCGGCCCGCGAGCGCATGGAGCTTCTGAAGGAAGCGCGGGCACTGTGATTCAACAACAAGGAGCAACTGCCATGCTGAAAGAAATTGTCGACTTCACCAAGTCGCTGTACAAGACGCCCAGCGCCGAAGCGCTGGCGCTGCGCGAGTTGGAAGAGTCCAAACGCAGACTGCTGGAAGCGCAGTCAGCACGGGAATATTCGGATTCCATGTGCAAGTACTACGAATCCAAAATCAAGCGTTTGACGATGTATTTACACACCGCCACGGAGGTGAAATGAAATGTCCAGTATGTGGAGCGTGGACGATAGTGCTGGACAGCCGACAGGGGCGCCGGCGTCGGGAGTGTGCGAACCTGCACAGGTTTGCTACCCAAGAAAACGTCGTGAAAATTGGCCCTTCAAATTCTACGAAGAGCGGGGCAGAATGTACCAAAACACCGTCCCCCGAGCACGCAAACAGGAACTGACTGACATGGAGGACGCGCCGTGGTGAATTGCTGTGACGAGTATGGCAACTGCCGGCAAGGGCGAGACTGCCCTGCCCGTCAAGCGGCTGAGGCCGCTACTGAAATCGGCGCTGACGATCCAACGCCGCCCCCTCCGACAAGTCTATTGGTGGTGGCGGCGCTGATCGTCGTGCTGGTCGTTGCAGGCGTGCTGATGTATTAAGAGGGCAGGCCGCCGTTCTTGCGCTTGTCGTACACCGACCAAGCGACGCCGGCCAGCGTGGACACGGCGCCCACAACGGCCTCCAAGGTGCCGCCGGAGATGCCGAACGACATCAGGAAGCCGCCGCCGACAGTGGTCAGCAGATGGCGAACGATGGCTTGAATGATGGTTGCGTTCATGGGTATTCCTTCCAAGGAAGTTCAAAGTGTGGGCCGTCAGGAAAGCCCTTCCAATCGCCGCCCCAAGTGATGGGAACCTTCAGCTCGTTGGCGGCGGCCTTCATCGCAGCAGCGATCTTGTGGTACAGCGGCCAATCCCACCGCACTTGGCCGTCGATCCACGCCCCTAGATCGACGGCATGGCCGGTGATGTGCCGGCCTTTGAGGGTTTGGCTGGCGCCGGCCTCGTAGAGCTGGCGTTGGCGCTCAGGCGAGCGCAGGCCCTCCAGCACGGTGAAATCTACCGTGGTGATCTGGATGCCGCGCTTGACGACCTTGACTAGGTCAGGGTGCACGCCACGCAAACGCAGCAGAGAGCGCGGGCCCAGCTTGTACATCAGTGCTTGCCCAGAAAGAACCCGGCCACGCCGGTGGCGGCTGACCACAGCCCAATACCGATCCACAGGGCGCCTTTGGATCGGCTTGCCATGTCGAGCAGTTGCTCCATCTGGCGTTCCATCTTGTCCATCTTCTTGTCCATGTCCTGCACCTTTTGCCACAGGACACCGTATTTCACGGGATCGATTTCAGCCGACTCCATTTGTCACCTCGCAAGAGCATTTGCCGGCGCAGCGGCCGGTGCCAGATTGTTCACCGGCGCGGGCGTCGGAGGGTTCTCCACGGCGCCGGCCGTACCCATGATTGCCGCGCCAGTGGCCGGCTTGATCGTCGCCCATGTCGAGGGGTCACTGATCGCCTTCAGCACCGCAGACCGCTCGTTACCGGGCAGCGTCGCCAGCAGCTCGTCAAACGACTTGGCCGTCAGCGACGCCTCGGCCATCTTCTCGATCGTCTTCTTGCCGACCTTGACGCCCAGCGTATCCAGCACCTTGTTGGCCGTGGTGGCGAACACGTTGAAGATGTTGGGCAGCCGGTAGTTGGGCAGCTCTTCGCGCAGCAGCTCGGTGGCGCGTTGTTGGCCGGCGCTGATCTGTTGGCCGACTGCGGCTTCGGTTTCGAGTTGACGCGCAACTTCACGCACTTTGGCAAGCTGGTCTGGCGTCAGCACCTCATTGAGCGATTCGTAGCGCGGCGCCCCACGCCCGCCAGCGCGCTTGAGCATGGCCTGTTCGCCACGGCCCAGCACGTTCAAGAACGGCCCGATGCGCTCGCCGCCGCCGGGTTTCTCCAGCACCGACACCATCTCTTTGAGAACCTGTGCTTGGTTGACCGGCGCGGACAGGTCTGAAAAGATTTGCCGTGCCTGACCGTACTCCGGCACCTTTGTCTCAAACACCTTGATGTAGTCGTCCAGCAGCTTGCGGGCGGCAAGCTGAGTGTCGCGGCCCGCCTGCGTGGTAGCCGGAGAACCGTAGGCGATATCTCCCAAGGCGCGCTTGATGTAGTGCAGCGACTCGCCGGTGATCTCGGCCGTCTGCCCGGGCACCTCGCGCATGACGGGCTTACCCGAAGCATCCAGCACGCCCGTTTCGACCATTTTGGCCGGCGCGGTTTTGCCCATGATGAAAGGGCGGCCCTCCATCTTGGCGATTAGCGCGGCCTGCGATAGCGTGCCGTCCGGCATCCGAGCGATGATTTCGGTCAACTCGCTATCGATTGGCACGACAGCGCGGTCAGCGGCTTGATAGAGCGGCTGCGACGCCGCGCGGCGAGCGTTGACGGCGGCCTGCAAATCTGGCGTGACGTTTTGAATGGTGGACTTGCGCGCCGCCTCCTGTGATGCCTCAATAGCGGCCCGGGTGTCGACTGCGCCGGTCTTCTTGACGGTTTTCTCAATCGTGGCCTGCGCGCTGGGCGACACGACGCCGCCGCGCGCCAGCGCCTGCTGTGCAGTCAGCCCTTGCGCCTCAGTGGCTTGTAGGGCCGCACGCGCGGCAGCGACTTGCTGCGGGGTGCCCAGCGATTCGCGGGCAGTGCGGGCCGCCAACTGGTTCGGAAGCTGGCCGATGTCCATCGCCTTGCCAGCGACGTTGACGCCCTTCTGGACAAGATAGTTGATGGCCGGCGCGGCCAGACGGCCGCCGGTTTCGTAAGTGGCGCCCTCCACGACGCCGCCAGCGGCCCTACGGGCCTCGCCAGCAAGCGTGTCAGGGGGTGCTAGGCCCAAAGCCACGTCAACGGCTCGTAAACCCTGTTTGGCCGTACCGTAGCCCAGCCCAGCGCCGGCGATGCCGCCCACAGCCGTGCCAACTGGCCCGGCGCCAAACGTGCCGGCGGCAGCACCACTCACACCACCCAGCGCGCCGCCCAGCATTTCAACCGTGGGGCCGACCATCTGACGTGTGGTGACGGCGGCCCTGTATAGGCCGGGGTAGTCCTTAGCCCATGCCGGCGGCTCGACCCGGGGGCCGGGCATACCTTCGGGCTCGGCAGCGCGAGATTGCGCGACGCCGAACTTGATGCGGATGGCTTCCTGCGTGGCCGCGTTGGCCTTGTTGTAGTTCGGGTCAAGCGGCGCGTACTTGTCGAAGATGGCCTTCTTCGTCGCCGGGTTGGCGTTGACGTAGTTCGGATCGTTGATGATGTCGGCGAGCGATGCCATCGTGCGCTCCTTATCGGCCTGCTGGCGGGGCCAGCAGTGGGTTGCTGGTGTCTACGCCGCCGCCCGCACTGGTGCCCTCGGCCGCCATGCCTTGCGAGACAAACTGACCCTTGCGGTTTTCCATCAAGCGAATGATGGTCTGCGCGGCGGCTTTGCGGATTTCGCGCGGCAGTGTCGGGTCGGCAAGCTGGCCGGCGGCCTCCTTGTAGGACTGCGTGTCTTTGTCGGACTGCGGGCCCTCAAAGCGCGGCACCATCTTGAGGACGATGTCGGCAATCGGCTTGAGTTTGCCGATGGCGATGTCGCCCTTGGTAGCCTGACCGATAAACCGAGCGCCGATGTCGACTGCGCGGCCAACACCGCTGCCGGTAGACTGATCGATGAGGCCGCCTTCCTTGACGGCGTCTCTGAGTTCAAAGATCGCTGTGTCAAGATCGCGCGCCAGTTGCTGGCGCTGCGCCTGCGTGCGCTCAAACGTCGCGCTGGGGCGCCCGCGCAGCGTGACGGGCTGACCAGCCCCGCCGCCAGCCCCGGCGCCAGCCCCGCCGCCGGTCGTGGCGATGGTTTCACCAAACTTGTTGACGTGCGTGACCCGGCCGGTTTCGTCGGTAAACGATGTGGCGACAACAGAGCGCTCTTGCGCGGCTTGACGCTGCTGCTCGGGCGTCATGTTGACAGGGCGACGGCCCAAGACGGTGACCTTGTTGGTATTCGGGTCGACCATCTGCGTGACAATCTCGTTGCCGACATTGACGTTTTGGAAGACCGGCTTGAGCTTGCCAGCGAGCATAGCCGCGCCGCCGGTAGCTGTAGTCGGGTCGATCTTCTGGCCGAACTGGTTGAGCAGCGTGGTGTTGCCGGCCTCGTCTGTGATGACCCGCGCCACCACCTTGGACTCTTGCGCGGCCTGCCGTTGCTGCTCGGGCGTCAGCGTCTTTGGCGTGCGGCTGAGAATCTTCGTCTGGCCCGTGTTCGGGTCGTACTCTTGCTTGATCACTTCGGAGCCAGTGTCGATCGTAGACACGACCGGCTTGCGCTGGCCTGCAAGCGAAGCAGGGGCGCCGCCAGCCATGCTCGGTTGCACAACCTGCCCAAACTTGTTGAGCAGCGTGACGTTGCCGGCCTCGTCGGTAATGGTGTTCGTCACCACACTGGCTTCCTGCGCGGCTTGCCGTTGCTGGTCAGGCGTCAACATCTTGGTTTGACGGCTGACGATGCGGGTTGTCTTGGTGACCGGATCGTAGGCTTGCGTGATCGTTTCGTTGCCGACATCGACCTGCGTGATCTGCTCGCGGCGCTCGCCCGGGGTAAGCGTCTTGGTCGCCACAGAGCCGGGCACAACAGCAGACGTACCGCCCAGACCGGGCACAGAGATGACACGAGTCTCGCCGCCGACGTCTTGCGTGAAGAACTTCGGCGCGTTCTGCTTCATAAACTCTTCGGTGCCCAGCTTGGACTGCGCCAGCAACTGCGCGAACGCTGCCGGCCCCTGCTGGATGGCCTGCGCGATGCGTGCGCGGGACTGATCAGCCGTGATGCCGCGCGCAGTCAACAGTGGGCCCAGCACCGGGTCGCGGTGGTTGGCCTCGTGCCATGCGATGTACTGCTGCGGCGCGTTGGGGTCGGTGGGGTCGATGGTGTCAAGAAACGCGCGGGCCTGTTTAAGTCTGGCGTCCACCAGCTCAGTCCGGGCTTTGTTCTGGGCCAGCCGTTGCGTCTCCACCTCACCTATCTTTTTTTCAATGTCCGGCAGGCGCGCGCCGGCGCCGGCGCTGATGACCGCGCCGCGCAGTTTGTTGACGTCGTACTCGCCGGTCTGTGGGTTGTAGGCCGTCTTGTACGCCTCACTCAGTGCGTTCTGCGCGGCCTCCTCACGTTGTGCCGCGCCAAGCTGAAACTGAGCCAGCGCATTCTGATTCTGCGCGCTTTGGATCGCAGCAACTTTGCCGTACTGAGCCAGCGGATCAGCAAGCTGGATTGGCTGGACGCCCAATGCAATTGCGGGATTGATTGGCATGGTGTCTCCTTACGGGCCGGGAGGCATTTGAGGGCCAACGGCGCCCGGGTTCTGGTAGGTGTAGTTGTAACCACCAAAGCCCGGAGAGTAGTTAAAACCGCGCGGGGTTTGCAACGCAGCCAAATAGTTCTGGCCTTGGTAGTAGTTAAGCCCCGTGCCCAACGCGCTTGTGAGCGCGTTGGCGCCGCCGACGTAACCCGAGGCGCGAGCTGCTGCGGCCGCCTGCGTTGCTTCACTCAGGTTCTGGCCGAACTGACCAGCCTGCCCTGCGAGTTGTTGCGATGTGGTCTGGCCCACACCGGCCAACGATTGCAGTGGGTTAAGTTGCGCCTGACGCTCGGCTTGATAACGGTTAAAAGCGTTCTGGTATTCTTGCGACGCCAAATCTTGTCCAAACCGCTGCGTCGCTTTGAGCGTGCCGCCCGACAGCAGGTTACCTCGCGCAGCCGCAGACCGTTCCAGCGCTTTCATACCCTCGGACATACGAAAGTTATACCCCGGGTCTTGCTGAAACTGTTCCATTCCGAATGGCGTGTATTGAGTCGCCAAAGGAATCAGTTTGTTGAGCGCCAGCTCGCCAGCCTCGCGGTAAGGCCGGCCAAGCTCAACTTGCCGTTCAAAAATTTCGCGTTGTATGTCGCCCGATTCGCGGGCGGCTTGTGCTTGCGTGCTTGCGGCTTTGTTGGAGGCGATGCCTCCGATAACGGCGCTGCCAACAACTGCGCCTGCTACCCAGAATGTCATGGCGACACCTCCAGAAGTTCTTGTTTCAATACGTTGCCGGGAAGATAGTTGGTATTGTCTTCAATTTCGACCAACTCAGCCTCAGCTTCTTCGACGGTTTGGGATTCTGTTGCGTGGAATGTCATGCACAGCGCGTCCGTCACGGCGTACACGGCGCGCTTGGTGCCCGGCTTGCTTTGGAACAGATGCGGCCCGGTCACCTCTTGGACTTGCCCCTCGCCGTCAGTGATGGCAACCGTTCCCGACACGATGAGGTAGAAGTGTTCCTTCTTGTGCACGGCGCCGACGACCAAGACCCCAGCGTGACGGAACACTTCGCGGCAGTACATGCCGCCGTGGAAGTAGTGCTTCGTCTCCGGCTGGTACTGCGGCAGCTTAGACAGCTCGGCCTGTAGCGCGCCGATCTTTTGCTGCATCAGCCCAGCGAGCTGACCGGAGTCTTGAGTCGTCACGGCGCTCACGATGTGATCTCGCGTCCGTTGGAACGGATGTTGATTGAACCAGAGGTGCCCGCGATCGTCGAGATGTACCCGCCCGGCTCCAACGCGACACCGACGATCTCAGGGAACGTGTACGTTTCGGACGGTTGCAGCGTCTTTTGCTTGACGATCAAGTTTTGGTTGCCGGCGGTGTCGGTCATCGTAATAACGTTGACACTGAGCGACGCCGCAGCCGCGCCGTAGTTCGTCGCGGTAAATTTGTCGACGATCGTCGTGACACCATTCGCGGTGTACTGCGTTGTTTGGGTGTTCTCCGCAATTTTGGCGGGGATCAGAACTTTGACATAGACGGCCATCACGTCTCCTTATTCAAGCAGCAGAATATTGTTTGGCACATATTGCATGATTATCCAATTTGTGCCATTAGAAACCAAGGTGCATTGGTCGCCAGCGCTCGCCAACAAAATCGACGTGCCGGCCGCGCCGCCGCCGATCGGCACGACGTTACTGGACGCTGACACCAGCGTCTGGGCCTGATAGTTCTGGAAGTACAGCACCCGGCCGGTGTTGGAAGATGCGGTTGGCAGCGTGACAGTGCAGGACGACCCAGACTTGTTGTTGATCGTCCAGACGTCGGCGGCGCCCACAGAGAAGTTGGCCGTCTGCGTGACCGGCGCAGCCACAGGTTGTTTGGCGTTGAACGTCGACCAATCCGTGCTGCTCAGGTAGCCGTTGGCGCTGCTGGTGGCGACCGGAATGCTCAAGGTGCCGGCCGAGTAGCTCAGGGGCGAGCTGACCGTGGCCGCAGCGATGGCGGTGCCATTGCCGTACAGCAATCCGGTGATGCTGGTCGAGATCGTGATGGCCGGTGTGGTTGTCGCGTTGGCGACAGTGCCGGCAAAGCCGTTGGCAGAAACAACCGAAACGCTGGTGACCGTGCCGCCAGTGCCAGTGGCCGAGATCGAGATGCCGCCTGCGGTATTGCTGATGCTGACGCCAGTGCCAGCGGTCAGGTTGGCGACTGTGTAGCCGGTGCCGTTGCCAATCAAGAGCTGGCCGTTGGCAGGCGTAGTGGTGACGCCCGTGCCGCCCTGCGCCACAGTGACCGTTGCGCCCGTCGTCAGCAGCGTGCCCGAGTTGTCGGGGATCGTCAGCGTCCGATTGGCGCTGAGTGTGGTGGGTGTGAACGTCGCGCTGTACCCGCTGGTGCCGCCTGCTCGGCCAGCAAGCACGACCGCGTCTTGGTTGGCGCCGGCAATCGCACGAACGCTACCCGTCACGCTGAATTGCGTGGCGGTCAGCCGAGCGTATTCGCCCCCGCCGATTTGCCAGACATGGGCGTTGGTGCTGCCGCTGCTATAGGTAGTGTTGTAAATAGCCAGCCCAGCGCTCTGCGAAAGAATTAGCCGGTTGTTGTTGCCGCTTGCAGTCTCAAAGATCGTCACTGAAGGCGTGTTTGTGTACACCCGCAGATCAGAGCCATCGAACCACAGCGCAGTGCCGGTTGTCAGCGCGCTCGTTGAGGTGGCATACAAGATGCCATTTGCGGTGAACGAGGTCAGGCCCGTACCACCGTTGGTCGTAGCAAGTGTGCCCCCAAGAGTCACCGCGCCGCTGGTGGGGGTGCTCGGCGTCAGCCCGGTCGTGCCTGCGCTGAAGGTTGTGACGCCGACAGTGGTGGCGGGGACGTTCTTCCAGTACCCCAACGCGCTGTCGTACTGAATCAAATCTTTGTCGGCAAGTGTGCCGAACTGCACGTTGCTGTCCGTGCCTCCCAGCACCGACCCCTGCACGATGCGGATGTGCATGGAGCCCGACCCGCCCGACCCAGCGTTGATGACTTCGCCGATATAACTTTTCTGGTTAGGCGCCGACGGCTTGACTTTGGTCATGCTGCCGACGTAGGCGGGGTTGTAGTACAGCGGGTCGCCGTCAGCCCAAGTCTCCCCGACGCTGCTGCCGGTGGTGTCGAAGCCGCGCAGGTCGCCGCTGATCTGAATCAGACCAAAACCGTTGAGCGCGATCGTTTCGGCAGCCACGCCGACAATTTGGTTGGGGTCAGTCAGCGCCAGCGGTGTCGGCGCGGCTGTGATGACGCCAGACGACCCGACCGCGCCGGTGTGGTAGCAGAGCTGGCCTTTGGTGATGGCCGACGATGCCTTGGCATAGACGTACTCGGACTCGCCGACACGAATGATGACGTTGGCCGTGGCCTGCACACCCAACGTCGAGCCGCCGTCCCACGCCACAGTACCGACAGTTGTTGGGACGCCTTGAGGCGACGTAGCAAACGTCAGCCACGGCACGTTCGCTTGCTGAAGCTCGGCCATCGTGCCGAACTGCGGCTGGCGCCCCATCTCCAGCCCGTAGATTTGCTTTTGCATCTCTGCGGTGGTGGACAGAAGCTCGGAAGGCAACGGGTCGGGGGCGATGCCGGGGTTGCCGGTGTCAGATGGATTGGCGGTGCCTTGCGGGGGCCCGTACTGCACGTCCAGCAACGAAATCTGGTTTTGGCCTTGACCGACCAGTTGAAACAGATTGAGGAAGAACCGATACCACTCACGCGAGATCAGGCCCGTGCGCTCGTCCGTCAGCGGGACGCGCGGCGGCGTGACGTTGGTGATGTTGGTCGGGTTGTTAGGCATTGGTCGGGGTCACATACAGTTCCGCGCCCATGATGGCGAGCTTCACTGGATCAGTGCCCGACACTTCATAGACCCGGTCGCGGATTTTGGTGGTCATGCCAAGACGGCGCCAGATCGTGCGGTAGCCGTACTGGCCGATCTTGCCCATCTTGTTCCAATGCTCATACGACCAAGTGTGGCCGCCATCATCTGACCAACGCAGCATGACTTCTGGGTCGCTACCTTGGCCGTTGTTGAGGCCGACACCTGTCTCACAGTCAAGCTGGAGCGTGTGCTGCGCCGAACGCTTGAGGTTGTTGGCCCCGGTGGGCAGCGCGCGCCAAGATCGATACCAGCGCTGAACTTGGTCATCGTCTTGGTAGTAATCCAAATCAAACGCATAGATGCGTCCGTCTTCGTAATCACCGACGATGACTTCATTGTTGAAGAAAACTTGGCAGTTGCTGCGATGGCGCGTCCACGCGCCGTTTTTCCAGCCGGCGCGCTCATGCCATGCGTTTGTAGCCGCGTCGTAAACCCAAGTCGTGTTGGCGCTCGGGAAGATCAGCACATAGAAGCTGTGGCCGTCTTGCTGGTAGGTGTAGCCAATGGCGTCCGACATCGTGCCGTACTGCTGAATCTGCCATTCCACAGCGTGGGTGCTGACGCGGGTTCCGGTGTAGCCGTTGGCGCGGTAGACGATGCCTTGGCCTCGGGCGTCCTTGCCGAGCCAAAAGATGCCGTTGTCCATTTTGGCGATGGAGTACGGCGCCGCGCAGCCAAGTTCGTTGAACGCGCCCTGCACGCGCTGAAGCGGAAAGTCCAACAGGCCGGCGTTGTACCAGACTTCGACCGAGTTGGTGCCGAACAGCCAGACCTCGCGATGGTCGATGATGAGCCCCACGACCCCGTCGGGCGAGCCTTCCGCACTGGCAAAGTCCAGCGGGTCAATCGACGTACCATCCAACAGGCTTGTGACCCAGAACTTCTGGCTGTTGGGCTCGCTGAACACAAAGTACCCGTCCAAATACCCGACATCAACCGCGCCCGGAAAATCCGGGTCTGTGATTTCGGAAAAGACGTTGGTGCTTGTGTTGTAAATGTAGCCTTGTGGGTTGGCCGCAATGAAAATCTGCGTGCCGTTATCGGCCATGCTGACAGGGCCGCTGTTGACAACGGTGCCCACCGCAACGCCTGCGTAGTTGCTGTCGACTTTGTAGAGGACTGCGCCGCTGACCACATACAGAAAGCCGTTAAGCTGCCATAGCCCCCGAATAGGGCCTGACCCCAGTTCGGCCAGCTTGCGAAGCCCCGGCGCCCGCATGAGAAACCCGGGCTCCTTGCCGCCCTCCGGCACAACCTCGGGAAACAGGTTGACCATGCGCGCGTCGGCCGCGTTGACCGAACGTGCGACATAGGTAGAGCCAAGGATCGGCGTTTTCATCAGAAGTTGTTGGCGTAGATGTTGTACCGCTGACGAGTCGCCACGATCGGGTATGGAATCGCCATCAGATCGCCCGGATTGTTGATGCGCTTGAGGTTGCGCTTGCTGGTCATCGCGATGCGCTGCACCTGTGGCGACGGCTCAACACCGAACTCCGGCGCCAGCTCCATCGCTAAGTTGTAGCGGAAGGCGCGCAGGTAGCCGGGCGGGAAATAGATGTCGGTGGCGACGCTGGAGACTTCGGCCAGCGTCTCGACAGAGACGATGTGCCATTCCAGCGCTTTGATCGGCACTGGGTAGATTGTCAGTGTCGTGTCGGGAAACGTGTTGTTGACCCACAGCACCTGCGGGTATGTTGACGTGACGGTCTTGAACGCGATGCCGTCGTACTGCTGCTGGTTGATCAGCTTGACGCCAAACGACAGGCCCGACGATGGGTCTTTGAAGTAGGTGGCGTCGTCGACTTCGATGGGGCGGTTGCCAACAAAGTCGCCGGTCGGCCCAAGCGTGCGGGAGATGATGTTGGCCGGCCAAGTGAAGACCTGATCCTGCGTGCTGAACACCGACAAGCGTTCAGTGTCCCACGATTGGATCATCTGGTTCATCGCCATGATCGAGTCCTGCATCGTGTCGGCCGAGGGCTCTTCCCCTTCGGCCAACATGCCGATCAGGCGCAGCGATCCTTTGATGAGTTCGCCAGCAGTAGCAGAAGTCGTCATTGCGGTGCCTCCCGAGCGCGTCGACCCCGGCGGCGCGGTTGCAGCGCGTTTACGGGCTCCGGGTCAACCGGCGCGTCGTCTACAGTCACGGCATTCGCTTCTGGCGCAGAGTCAGGTTCAGATTCGGTCGGGTCGAACTCTTCCCAGCCGTTCTGGATGTCATTTTCGGCCTCCATGTCGGAGATTGCAACCTTTGCGCCGTGTTGAGGATGTCGTAAGTAGATGACTGCCATAGTTTCAAACGGGGGCCGAAGCCCCCGCCCTATCAAGAAGCAACGAGAGGCACAGAGAACCAATCTGTGGTGTCATACGCCACAAACCAGCCCGCCGTTTTAGCGGCCATAGAAAAAGCCGTGGTGCCCGCCACGCCGTTGATCTTTGCGCTTCCGGGCGCGTAGACCTTCAGCACAGCGTTGGCCGTATCGTCGTTCTTGACGACAACAAGACGCCCCGCCGTTGGGGCCGGCAGAACAACACCTTTGGTGGCGTCCGCGCCGGTGACCCAGCTAAACGAAGCAGTCAGTGCCGTAGCGTCCGCACGGGTTGAGCCCGCGGCGGCCGGTTTGGCGACATCAACACTCAGCGAGGCGCCGGTCAGCGTACCGCTAGTGATGGTGGAGTTGGAGATAGTAGCGCCGGTAATCGTAGTCCCCGAAACAAGCTCAGGGTCAGAGAACGCAACGCCAACGGGTTTGGTATTTGGCATGGTCTTGTCCTTTTAAGAACAGGGGGCCGAAACCCCCTGCTGATTACGACACGCGGTAGCAAGTCCAAGAGCCGTCGCCGGTCTTGCGGGCACGGAAGTGACCTGAAGTGGCTTCCGTCACAACCATGCTGCCCACCAGCGTCCAGCCCGTTGCGGTAGCAACAGTCACGTCGTCGGTCGTAGCGTCGATGTTGATGACATAGAAGTCAAACGCGGCGTTGACTTTGGTGGCCGAAGAGATTTCAGCTTCCAAATCTGCCACGGTGGGCAGCGTCAAGTTGCCGGCGGTGCCGTTGAAGGTGAACAGACCGTTTGCGAGCTGGGCCGCAGTAGCAGTAGCTGCTGCGGTCAGCGCGGTCGGAGCGCCTTGGACAAACAACAGCGCCTCGCCGTTGTTGCCGTCACTGTACTGGTAGCCACCAGCGCCATTAGGGATTGCCATGATGAATTCCTTTCAAAAAGAGTTGGACGAGGGGGCCGAAGCCCCCTGTGTCGATCAGCCCCAGAGGCGAACGCCCATCTGGGGACGAATCACGCTGTAGCCGTACAACACGTCGATACGGCAGGGCATACGGTCGTTGTTGATATCGTACTGGCGCACGATACGCATCGAGATACCGTTGTGCACCTGACGCGAAGCCATGTCGACGCCTTGCGGCATCATCAGGTCGGCGGTGGCGAAGGTGATCGCATCCTTGTGGTACACGAGGTTCTGCGGATACTGGGTAGACGCAGCGCCCACGAACACGACTGCCTTGCTGTTGCCGGGCAGGGAGTTCACGGTAGCCAGAGCGTTGGATGCCGAGTAGATCGGGGCCACGGTGATGTTGCCTTCACCGCTGGAGCCCAGAGTCACGTCAGACACAACCACGAACTGGAACAGCGAGCCGGTGGACTCACGGGTCTGCGGGTTCACGGCGTAGCAGTCAGCCACGGTGAACACGTCGCCGGCCTTGACGGTAGCGTTGTTGCCAGCGCCGGTGATGGCGATGGTCGTAGCACCTTCAGAGCTAACGGCAGCCGAGGTGGTGCCGCCGGTGGCGTTGCGCGAGCCGGTCGTGAACTGCTTGATCGACTGAGACATGTTGACTTCGTCGAAGCCAAGCACGCCCATGCCCATCATGCCGTTCTTGAACTGGCGGCTGATCGTGTCGGTCGGATTGAACAGACCCTTCATGCCTTCCACCAGACCAGCGTTGGCGGCCGGGTTCACGGTCGCGTAGCGCGGGCTCATCACAGCAGCGTTCTCGTTGAGCTTCTGCTGGGCTTGCAGCAGAACCAGCGAGGTGCTGGGCGTGGTGCCGGGGGTGCCGACGGAGTTGCCGATGTACTTGAACGAGTTCGCGACGTCAGCGTCGATGCTGGCGGCGAGCTGGCTGATACGAGGCTTCAGCACACGCTCTGCGAAGTCGTCCAACTGCAAGGTCAGTTCGGCAGACGTGAAGTTCACGCCGATGTGCTTCTGGGAAGCAACAGTCAGGGTGGTGAACTGCTCGTTGTCGCTCTGCACTTGCAGGGCAGCGCCGTCGGTGACCAGAGCGCGGTCAGGCAGACGGATACGGAGGGTCGAACCAATCTTCGCACCTTCGACAGCGAAGCTGTCGTCGTACTGACGGTTCACGTTGCGGGTCAAGACAAGATTGTTCTCAAGGATTTCGAGGGCCTTGCGAGTAATCATGTCGATGGTAAGCAGGCTGTTTGCCATGACAAGTTCCTTTACAAAAAGTTAGCGGGCGCGGTTTTGAGATTCCCATTTCTTGATCTGCCTCTGCCGCTCGGCTTCAATCCACTCTGACGTCGACATCTCCTTGATGGAGCGCGGGTCAGTCGTGTCCAGAACCCTTGCGTTGCCACCCCGAGGGGTGACAGGCGTGATCGGAGTTGGGGCACTCGACGATTTCTTCACAGGAGGATTGTCGGCCAACTTGGCCTCGATCTTCCCGATCTCTTTTGCTTGCAAGAAGGGCGACAACTTGGCGATGCGATCGGCTTCCTTTGGATTGGAACCGAGGTAGTACGCCACCTCTGGCCCAATGTCGGACGCTTGGATCGTCTCGGCCATCACTTGCGTGATCGGAAGACGCGGGTTGTACGCGACTTGTTCAAAGTCTTCGTACTTGTTGCGAACCTCCTCCTCGCGCTCGTGGTAGTTCTCAAGAACTTCAGCTTGCTGCCGTTCGGCTTCGCGTCGCGCAAGCAGCTCTGCGGCCTTCCGTTCAGCTAGCGCTTCCGCGTAGGCTTCGGTCGACACAAAGTTCTCCTGCACGGGCATTTCGGCCGGCGGCGTAGGTGTTGCCACCTTAAGCCGTTGATCTCGCTCCCATTTGCGTTGCTCTCTTGCAAGCCGCTTGCTGATCATCGCGTCGATCTCAGCCTGAGTGAATTTCTTCTCTTCAGACGTCTGATCGAGCTGATTTTCAGCGACTTCCGGCGCGTTTTGTGCACTCTCCGGGGCGGCCGTCGCCTCGGATGCTGGCGCGGAGTCAACTTCCGCTAAGGCTTCTTGGACTTGTTCAGTCATATCTGCTCACTTTGAGCCCTGATGAGCCGCATCAGTACGGTTTATTTTTGCAATCTTACACGGGGTCAATTAAGTGTCAACCCATAAAAGTGACGGTCACTACATATGTGTCGCCAAGACGGTTTTTGACGTTTAACTTGCCACCCGTGTACCACATGTTGAACTTGTTATCGACGTCGGGGTTGGTGCCGGTCGTAGAAACTTGAAACAAATCCCCAGCAGGCACTGCGATTTTGTAGATAGCGTTGCTGCCTGTGGCAAACATCCCCTGCGTGGTGTAATCGTAGTTTACGCTGACGGCAAACAGCCCTCGGGTCTGGTCATAGAATCGACCATCAAACTCATAGGTTCCGTCGTCAGCAAGTCCTTGCGATTGAACAGACACTGCGCCGCCGCTAGTGACACCAGACAACGCGCCGTTGAACAGCAAAGGGCCTTTACTGGTGCTGCTGTTGTTTGCGTAAGACGCCAGAAAACCTTGGTTTAGCGCGCCGCCAATCATCCCCTGATAGGTAAGGGATGTTCCCGTAGATGATGTGACAAATGGCTTTGCGTTAGCCGGTGTTGACACGCCATCGACGTTCAAAACATTGGTAGCGATAATGTCAAAGTTGGTGTCAGTTCCGTTGGTAGTGACCGCGCCCCAGTTTAGTTTTGGAACCGTGATGCTGTCCAACCTCAAAGTGCCGTAGGTCGTGCCTTCGTACCCAATATTGGCAATTGCGTAAATTGGGTTTTTGTTGACCGACACATTGCTGACCGACACCAGCGGTTTAAGCGGTGTCGCAACACTTGACCCAACTGTTGCGCCAACAATAGAAGAAATATCAATACCGATACCGGCGGGAATGCTGTTAAGCACTTGAACGCCGTTGACAATACAACCCCCTGTATCTTCGCCGTAATCCGCTCCCTGGTAAAAACTTATCAAGGTTAAGCCGGTTTGAATAGGCGACGAAGACGGCGATCCATAGTCACGATATATAAATTGGCAGTTGGACACAATTCCAACACCATATTGGAAATTAATTTCCGAGCTTCCACCAAAAATGGTCGCGCCATTTGAGTCATCACGAATGATGGTTTCATCCGACACTGTGCCGGTTGCTTGAATTTTCAGCGCTCGCCCACGGCAGTTGCGGAACGTGTTGCCGTATGAAGTCAGTGTGGACTCTGCATACTGGCCGGACGCCGTTGCGGGGCTCGGGGAGAAAAACTTGAACGCATCATAATCAACGCAGTTTGGGGACGTGATTAGGTCATCCCCCGAAATCGCCGCGTACTGGTTACCGTAATGCAGACACTCTCGGATGTACTGGCTACTGCTGTACTGCGTCACCGTGATGCCGTCGGTTCCGCTGCTGCTCGGCGTTCCGGTGCCGGCCGCGCGGGTGATTAACCGAACTCGGTTGTTGGCGATTGTGACCAACTGAAACGAGCCGGCCACATAGACTGCTTGATTCCAAATGCCGGTAACGGTCATGCGGAACCGGATGAACAGGTTGTTGGAAATCGTGCAGTTGGGCAGCGTGTTGGATGATGGTGTGGCAGTGTTATACACACGGACACCTGCGGCAATCTTGTTGTCGCCATCAAACGAAAGGCCGTCAATGGTCAACGTGTTGTTGCCAGTTTCGATGGCGATGAGGTTGTTGGTGTTGTTGGCTGCGCCCGTGTAGATGATGTAGCCTTGGCCGTAAAAAACGACGTTGGTCGAGATCGTCGCCGAGATGTTCGCCGCCATTGAATACGTGCCCGGCGGCACATAGACAGATTGAGCGCCCGACTGCAAAGCGTTGATGATGGCTGTGCTGCTGTCTGCCACGCCAGAGGGGTCTGCGCCATAGTCAACAATGCTGACCGTCTCACGCAGCTTGGCCTGTACAGTGCGGGCGACCGCTCCAGTGCCAGCTTGGCTGAATCCGATCAAGCTGGCGCCGGTGGGGCCGCTGAAAGCGGATGAATCGGTCACCCCGGGGATGTTGTCAAACGACCAAATTTGAACACCGTCTGACGTTTTCAGAACGAACTTGTACGCGAGGCTGGGGTCAAGCCACACCTCATTGGTTGGGCGCCCGGCGGCGTTTAGAACGATAGGGTTGGTGTTTGCCACGCTGCCCGAGCTGGTCGTGTAGGTTGGCGCCGGCGTGGTCGTGCCTGCTTGATAGGTGTACAGCAAACCGCCCGTCAAAGGGACGCCGCTGTTGTCGAAAAACTGAGCGCCGGCACCGGCCAGATATGACATGTTCATGTTGTGTTCCTTGTCCTGCGATCCTTAGACCAGCGATGCGACGATGCTGCTGACAGACGACCCGGTGCCCCCAGACATTGTCGGAATTCTGATGGTGTACCCGATGACGTCGGTTTGACTTGTGGGGTCGAATGTGATTCGCAAAATGTAGTTGCCACCGCTGGCTGCGGTTATCGTACCCTGCGTTGTAGTAACGCCAGTGGTGGTGAAAGCGTTGAAAGTCGCGCCGCCACCATTGGTTGCGTACAACCACCCAAAAGCACCGCCAGACGTGCCGCCAAACTCGCGTGCTGCGATAGCTACCTCAACCAAAGCAATTGTTGGGTTGGAACCCCAATTACCCCAAGTAATTTCAATCTGAAGATTTTGCGTGTAAGGTGAGCCAATAAATGTATCGCCGGCAAAAATCAGACAGCCGCCAATCAGCACCGCTTGACCACCAGTGACGGTCGGCGTGGTTTTCGAGCCGACCTTCAGATTGGTTCCATCAAACGTCAAGTTGGCGCTGCTCTGGAACGCCGACGTGCCGTTGCCGTATGGAATTCGGTTGGCGGTAAGAGTAGTCAACCCCGTGCCGCCGCTACCAACGGCCAACGGTGAGCCTGTCAGGGTCAAGCTGGACGCGCTGACCGCGCGGCCTGCGGTCAAATCCGCAACGCTGACTTGTTTGGTTACCCCGCTTTGAACAACGGGCAAAACCTCAGTCCCCGCGAGCGGTGTCGTCGCGGCAGTCAGAGCTGAGATTTTGGAGTTCGGCATCGCTTATTCGTAGGCGACCGTGTACTCAATGGTGTTCGCCACATCAATGTACAGGCCGTTGCTGAACCACAAGCCGGCCGGGAAGCTGACGTACTGCGTGCCGGCCGACGGGGTCACCGTAGCGACGATCTTGGGATCGCTGGTGCTGCTGGTGGCTGTGTCGTACAACGCAAACGTGCCGCTGGAGGTGCTGGAGACGAAAACGCCGAACAGCTTGCCAGCTCCTACCTTGATTTGCGCGTCCGCGCTGCCTTGTTTGTAGAGTGCCATGATGGCTCCTTATGCCAAGAACCGGAGTTTGTAGAGCGTGCTGAGGTACAGCCCGACAATCTCGTCGATGATATTTTGCAACGCGGTTTCAGTCTTGTCACACACCTCGTACCGCACCTTTTCGATCTCGTCGACTTGATCTTGGAGAAACTCCGTGATGTTCGACGTTTTGCGGGCGTTCATCAAGGAAATCGGGCCGATCAGGCCGTGTTTTCCTTGGTACGCCTCAGCAAACTTATCGGCCAGATCAACGATTTCGTCGTAGAACGTGCCTAAAGCCATGTGTTTGGAGAAACTCCGGGTATTGAGGTGCACCGAGTGCGCTACATCGCGCGCTAGGAACAACATGCCGACAAAATCAGCGCATTTCATGCTTGGCCTCCTTGCGGCACGACGTCTGGCATTGGGGTGGCCTGCTGGGCCTCTTCCTGACGCTCTACTTCGGAAGATTCCATGCCTTCATACTGTGGGTTTTCCATGATTGGGCCCATCATCTGCTGCGGCGGGAGCAAATCACCCATGTCCTGAGCTGCGGCAATGGTACCCATGACGATGTCTTGAATCTGCTCCATTGTCATGCCGGCCATCGTGGCCGAGATGCGCTTGGTTTCAGCGTCGAATGCCTTGATCTTGGACTCAAACTCGCGAATCTGGATGTCCCGAGCCTCAACAGACTGATTGACGTTCATCAGCATGTTGTACATCTGCTGCATCTCTTGGCCCATCGCCTCGATCTGCTTCTGAGCGGCCTGCAAGGCGGGGTCGTTGTCGGTGTCGGCGAGCAGTTTGGGGTCGATCGTCTTCCGCAACCGCGCAGACATCTCCTGAGCGCCCGGCCAATCCATGTTCTTGACGAACAGATCGCCGGCCACAGCCCATAGCGTGGGGTTGCCTTGCAGAATCTGGCTCATCGCGTCCATCGCTTCCTGACGCTTGGTCATGTAGCTCGGGCCGGTGGTCACGACGACGTCGTAACGGCCCACGGACGGGTTGTAAATCTTGTCGATGACGATGCCGGCCTGATCGACGATCTTCTTGACCGGCTCGGGCTGAGTCGGGTCGATCTTGACCATGTTGGTTTCGCCGTCGATCCCGATGATTCGGGCGATGCGCTGGGTGTCGTAAATCTTCGGGATCAAATCCACCAACTGGCGAGTAACATAGCGAACAGCGCGGGCCAGATTATCCACATAGTGATAGGTTCCTACGTCTGCTTGGCGCTCGCGAGCCAAGATGGCTTTGCCCGAGCGCTCGTTGGACACTTGGCCGAGAGACGCATCGTATTGACCCGTGGTTGTCTTGATGTCCTCAGAGGCGCCCATTTTGGCCTGTATGAGGCCGGTTTGGGGCAGCGGAGGGGCGGCACGCTGCGGCAACGGCAAAACGCTTCCTGAGCCGTCTGTGACGTCAGGATTGACCTCTAGATAGGGCCAGTTCTGGGTGTTGGCCGTCTTCCACTGGTACTCGTAGCCCTCAAACTGGCCGCCGTAGCCAATAAAGGGGGCCTTCGGAGCCAGCGCCAGCATCTCGGCCTCTTGGCTCGTCCAGTAGTTGTACATCCGCTGGGCGTCTTTGGCGTTGCGGACGATGCCGGAGATGAAGATGCGGCCGTCGACTTGGAACTCGTTGCCCACCACGCGCACGACGGGAATCCAACTGCCGGCCCACTCGCGCTCTTCCAGCACCTCAAATCCGTTGGTCTTCATCCACATGACGCGCTTGCGGTCGACGCGGCGCTCGCGGATGGGTGTGAGCCCCATTGCACGCAGCGTTTTGTCCTGCGGCGAGCCTTTGAACACGGACTGATTGCCCGGGTACAGGTACAGCGTGTCTTCTTTGTGGCTGATGTAGAAGTACTCGGCGATGCGGATCGTGTCTTCGGTGATCCACTGGCTGATGTCTTGGTCGCCGATGCCCTGCGCCATGATGGACGACAGCGGCGCAGCGTTGGGGTACATGCGCTGGTAGTCTTCCTTGAGCAGGTCTTCAGTGATGAAGCACCACTCGGCGTCTGCCCCGCAGGGGTCTTGGATTAGCGGATCCATGTAGACGCTGAAACTGTTCCGCACGCGGGCGATCTTGATGTCCTGATCGAAGCTGTCCTCGTAGCAGTACTCGGTCAGCAAGCGAATGTAGCCCTCGCCGTAGGTGACTTGGTTCTCGCAGGCCGTGTCGTAGGCCACGTCGGCGTCCGACATGTACTCGATGTGCCGCACGATGCCGTCCAGCACCTCGGCCACCTCGACGTCGGCCTGATCGTTGACCGGGATCACCTTGCCGCTGGGGCGGTTCTGGCGCTGCTCGTTCGTCACCTGACGGACGTGCTGCGGCAGCTTGTTGATGGTCAGGCATGGCCGCGCGTTGACGGTCTGGCCTTGCACCGAGCCCCGAGTCGCCAGCACGTCCTGCGGCCACTGCCACTGGTTGTCGGGCGAGCCGGCCATGAAGCGCAGGTCGTCCAGCTCATGCTCGCGGCTTTCCGAGTACGCGCCGATGGCTTGCCGCAGCCGGTCGCGCATGAGCTGGAGCGTGTCGCGGTGATCCTTCTGGTCAGGCCCGCCGCGCGCAGACACCTTGCCTGCGCCTTCGATACCTGTGGGGTCTTGGTTGATCGTTGCCATTACTTGTTCTTCGCTGGGCGGCTCTTGGCCGGGGCGGCGCGGCGCTTGACGTCGTAGGCGATGGCGACGGCCTGCTTGACCGGCTTGCCGGCCTTGACTTCAGCCGCGATGTTCTTGCGGAAGGCGGCCTTGGAGGTGGACTTGACGAGTGGCATCACTTCCCTTTCATCGTTTTCTGCGCCGGCCGTTTGGCGGTCTTAGCCGACTCACGGAACGCCTTGTCGGTGGGCGCGCCCTTGCTGCCGGGCTTCCGCATCTTCTCGCCGCTGCCGGCCTTGATGCGCTCTTGTTTGGCGTGGATGTTGGCGTAGAGCCCGGGTTTGGTTGCCATGATCAGCACTTCCAGCGTTTGAGGGATGCTTTGGCCCGCTCGGCCGGCCCTTTGGCGTTCTTGACAACCCCTTCCATGCGCGCGCAGAAGCTGGCCTTGCGGCCTTTGTCTGCTTCGGTCTTGGGGCTGGGTGCAGGAGCTTTGAGATTAGAGCCTGTGGCAGCGTTGTACTTGGCCCGCCCTTTTGCGGTGAGGCCAGCGCCTTTAGACACGGGCAATTTCTCCCCGCGTCCAACAGATAGCGAAACGCCTTTCTTTGCCATCAAGCCCCCATCCAAGATGTCGCCACTCCGTTACTGGCGTAACTGCGAGTCGACGGCTTTTCCACATATTGCCGATGGGCCACCGGGAACGCGAACGTCACTGCCAGCGCATCTGCTGCATCAGGAGACGCCAGCCCACGGGCTTTCATTTCCTTCTTGCCTTCTAGGAAAATTGTACCCGAGGAGTTCGGTTTTATGGTAGGCCCTGTCAGATCGGACTTTAACCCCCTATCGTTCGGAATGGAAGCGGTTTTCAACCACTCCTTCATCGACCCCCATAATTCGGCCCGTTTGTTGCCGTACATAATCGGGTTTTTGGCCTTCCAACCGAAGTTGACGCCCCGCACGACCTTGTACCGCTGCTCGTGCAGCCGGTCGAGAATACCGTAGCCAAGGCCGCCTTCGTCCAGCACCACCAGCGTGGGCTTGTACTCCTCGATTGCGTCGATCACCCGGCCCACGATGGTCATCGTGTCCTCGCCGTGGTAGCGGTGTATCGCCACCAGATCGCGGCCCTGCCGCACGGCGATCACGGTCGAGTCGGCGCCGCCCCGGGCCGGGTCGACACCGATCACGATCGGGGCTGTCTCGTCCTTGTAGCGCGGCCTTGCCGCAGCGTCGGCCACATAGGCCGGCGTGATGAACTGGTCGTCGCCGCTGGACGGGAACTCGCCGTACACCTCAACTCTAGCCTGTGACGAGTCCTCGCCGTACTCCTCGATGATCTGCTGGTAGACCTGCTTGTCGGTGTCCTCGACCGTGCGGGCGTCGACCTGCCGCGTTTGCCAGAAGTCGCGCTTGGCGTTGAAGCACTCAAAGAAGTACCCCGTGTTGCGCCGTGGGTTGCTGAACGCGAACCAGTAGCGGTCGAGGATGTTCTCCGTGAAGAAGCCCGCGCCCACAGCCCAGATCGGGTCGGGGATACCGCTCGCCTCGTCAAAGATCAGCATCATGCCGTCGTGGTTGTGCACGCCGGCGTAACTGTCGGGGTTCTCTTCCGACCAGAGCTTCCCCTCGGCCGCCCAGTAGCGTGTGCCCTTCTTGAGGTCGCGCTCGACGATGTCGGTCAGCCACTTGGCCGGCTGGAGCTTGGTGGCGCTGATCTCCCACCAGTGGTTGTTGATGATCATCGTCGACCACTTGGTCAGTTCACCCCACGTCACGGAGCGGAGCTGCGCCTCGCTGTTGGCGCTCACGATGACGCTGCTGCCGATGCGGGTCGTCAGCATCCACAGGATGAGCCAGCTCACGAGGGCCGACTTGCCAATGCCGCGCCCGGACGCCACCGCCGCGCGCAGGGTGTCCATGTCGACTTGGCCTCGGTTTTTCTGAAGGTGCGCCTTGATGTCGCGCAGCACAAGGCGCTGCCACATGCGCGGCCCTTTGTACTTTGCCAGCGGCGTGTTCTCCTGCCCCCACGGGAAGGCGAACAGCACGAACGCCTCGGGGTCGTCCTTGATGGCCGGGCTCCACAGCCGGGTCATCAGGAGCTGCTCGTCGTCAGGACTGTAGATGGGCTTCTGCATTCGTGTTCTTCACTACGCGGGCAAGCTGCGTCGGCACCTGCTGTTCGATTACTTGCGCCCCGACGATCTCGGTCACTTGGCCGTCGATGGTGCGGGCCTCAGCAGCGCGCAGGGCGTCGATGACGCTGATGCGCTGGTCGACCTCAACGGAGATGGCTTGCTTGGCGACCCAGCCGTGGGTGTGCTGAAGGATGGCAAGCGCGGCCTTGGCGTCGCCTGCCCGGGCAGCGTTGAGCAGATGCTGGCTATTTTCGCGCTCACTGTCTGCCCTCCCCTTGAGTTCGGCCATTTCGGCCATTTGGTCAAGCTCTTTCAGTCGGCGGTACTCGACAGGCAGTAATCCTGCTGCCAGCGCCAGTGCGTCGTTCTTCAACCCCAAGAACGCAGCCTGATAGATGCGCTCCAGCGTCGCCTCGGTGGCGCGCACTTCTCGGACGGTTAGAGGAAGACTCTTGAATGTCATGCGTTAAGTTTACGTCGGTGCGACTTGAAAGTGGTGGCCGAAATGGCCCAGATGACCCACTGGGAAAAGGGGAGACGTTGCAGGGACTTACCGCGCGCGCCCAGATTCTTGGCGTCTCACCCCCGAGCGTAAGGGATTTTTGGTTTTCTGGCAAAAAATAAAAAAATTTTTGCGATACCACCGGCTCGTGACCGGCCGGCCGCCGGCCCTCCCCGGGGGGCCATGCTGCACCGCAGCACCCCCAGTGAGCGCTCACTAACCGCCCCAGTTAGTGCTCACTTCGCCGAGCTGCCGGCCGATCGCCGACGGCCGCGAGCTGGCCGCCGAGCTGCTGGCCGGGGCCCTTTCCATTCCCTTTCGGCCGCGCGCCGAGCTGCTGGCGCCATGCCCGGACGGCCGGCCAGCTCGCGGCCGGGGCCGGGGCCGGGGCCGGGGCCGGGGCCGAGCTGCTGCCGGCCGCCAGCTCGTCGGCCATTGGGTCAATTGGGTCGAGCTGCCGGCC